TTTACCTAAATCAACAAAAGATTTTATCGCTGATTTAGTCAATGAAGCAAAACAAAAACCACAGTTTTCAGCATTGCTTAAACATTGTTACAACCGCACTATTGCCAATGGGCTGGTTTATGCGTATGGTATAGTAAACGAAAATACTGTACTGAATTTTCGCGAAGTTTTCAAAAATCAACTATTGTTAGCAGTAACATTGCTTCTAAGAGTCAATGTTCCTGACCAGCTTAAAAAGAATACTAATCTTTTTGCGGTAGCTATTGCAATAGCTTCAATTGTATTTGCAGAAGGAGAGATGTCTTGCGTATATTTTCTCGGTCTAGAATATCTTAATCTAGAAAATCTTAAGTGTGCAATAAAATAGGGCAAAACACATGAGTACAAATTCAAGAGACAAAATTAGAAGTTATGGCTCTGCGCGGGGAGAATTAATAGTGATCGATCCCCGACTAATTTCTTTCAGACTAGCTAATGGTGATTTTATCGGACCGAGAATAGGGCTACATGACGACGGCAAAATGCACGTTCTACCTAATGAAACTCCCTTAACCTTTAGCCAAGACTTAATTGAGTCTATCTCAGGCGAGAACGGATGGAATACCCGTGTTACCTACGACTTGGAATTGATCAAAGAATTAGCCGATAAAATACTGGCATCAGGAGTAATTTACCAACCCTTACATCTAATAGCCGATGGTGATCGACTGTTTCCTATGGATGGGCATCGCCGCGTTTTAGCTTGGTTGCTTTTAGCTTCTCAAGGAACTATCATTCCTAATGTTCTAGCGATTATTAAGCCTTTGATAGGCGGTTTAACCGTCCGCGACTTAGAGTATCAAATGTTAAGCTATGGCACTGATAGCGAAAAGTTATCAGTGTATGATAAAGCAAAATTAATTAGACGACATCTACATGAGGACAGATTAACAGGTTTAGATGAAGACCAATCCAGGCAGCAATTTTGCGACAAAACTGGATGGAAAAAACCAGAATATGACCGAACTCTAGAGATTTCTTCGATGTCTGCTCCGACATTAAAAGCAATCGAAGGTAAAGTGTCTGAAACAACTTTACACAACCTTGTAAGGAAAAATGATTTGACGCTCTCGGAAAAAGAAAATGTCCTCTTGGAAACTGTAGCTATAGCAGAAAAAAAAGGAGTAAAAGCCACTGGACAACTGGTTGAATCGGTAACAGCCAACTTTATAGAGTCTAAAAATCCAAGTTTTCTAGACCCTGATGGGAGCGTGAAACCTAGTGACGAATTAGAACCAAAACCCGTTAAACGTCCTCCCAAAGCTAAAGAGGTTAAATATTTGCTGATGACTTTAGTAAACGAGGGAAACGCAAGACACACAGATAATAATACAATGACCGTAGATTTCCCTAAAGAGTTATGGGGAAAAGTCATTGATTTTGTAGAAAGATTGAGTTAAAATTAGTTGTCAGCTATCAGTTATCAGCTAAAAATCAAAACAATCAGGAGTATTATGTCTTTTAATTTTGTGCCTTCAGATTGTCCTGCTCGTGAGATAGAGTGGTCTTATCCTGACCCCGTACAACTGAGTCCAGAAAAAATAGAAAAAGAAAAACAACAGGCAGAAAAAAAGATTTTTAGAAATAAGCACACCAAAAAAATACTTGGGAGTCTAGAAAAAATTGAAATAGCTTACGAATATACATTTTATGTATTTTCTGATGGTAGTCGATGGAGACTGGATTATTATTATGAGCATATAGAAAGTATTCCTCTTTACGGCCCGTACTTAAGTGACTACGGAATTAACCGAAAAGATAAACAAGGATTTACTCCAGTTAGGACATATCAAGCAACAAATGATATGTTTGAATGAATCTCAAATAAAAAACAGAGGGTATTACATTAAATGTAATTAAAGCCCTACTATCTAAGTTAGATTAGTGCGAAATTAGCTATCAGTTATCAGCTAAAAATCAAAACAATTAGGAGTAAAGCAATGACAAAACCACTAATATTAAATGAGCCAGCCTCTTTTCAGCTTCAAGAAATGATCGAAAAACTATTAGAGTTAGAAGATGCTAGTGGCTTCAATAAGCAGGAAAAATCTATCCTTTATGAACAAATGCTCGATAAATTGTCTTTATTGGCATCTTTAGACTCTGTAGAAGCGAGATGTGCATTAGAAACGATTAAAGTTTTATTAATTGAGATAGAGTCTCTTGCATCTGATGTATCAATTCTTCGTTACGAGTTATCATTTATTGGTTAGTAACCACACTAAAAAAAACAGAGGAGCAACCCTCTGTTTTTTCTGTTATGCTCCGATTAGTTTCTCCTGTAAATATTGGTAAACTTCTTTTTGTAAATCCTTTGGGGCGGAACACAGAAAGGTTTTTACATCCTCTAGATCGATCTCTTTAATCATTTCTTGTAACTCATCCAGTTTTGAATAAAGAGATTCGACTTCTTTGATTACAAGCTTTGCTTTGACCTGAGTATCTGCTTCTTGGAACAGTTCTGGGATTAAGTTAGGGTTTTTAACACAATCTTTTTTCTGATTGATTGGGTCTTTAAGAAAATCCTGAATTGTCGGCCAATCACCGTTAAGGTAATTCACAAAAGAATCCGTATCAAGCCCAAATACAGCAGCCAACAGCCGCATATTCCCTAGATCGGGGCAACTAGCGATATTTTTTAGCTCCCAATTTTGAACCGCTCCCCCAGAAAATTCCGTGTTAGGCAAGCCCAACCGCTTACCTTCTTTCAGTATCCACTCGGTAAATTCAGCTTGAGTCATACCCCTTACAAAAAACTTACAAAAAACTTATAACCAATCTCAACTCTTATGATATAATACAGAAAATTCTGAGATTGAACTATGTCTGCCAATCAAGATGATGCAATAAAAGTTGTGTCAGTGCGAGTAAAAAAAGAGTTATGGGATGAGATGTGTCAAAGAGCCGAGATTTTAGGCTTGAAAACTCCAAAGGTGATCGAAATTGCACTAAAATCTTACCTTATCATTCCCATCGATACCGAACTCAATGCCAGAAAAGAGGGTGAAGCTGCATTTTACAACTCTTTGCATAGCCTAAAACCTAAGCGTAGCAAGGATTTACAGGTGTAGTGCAAGTGTAGTATTTACCGATCAAGAAATTTCTGCTAAGATAGTAAATACTTTGATTTGTTCCCTCCTACCCATCTACCCAACAAAAAACCCGCTCGGAGGCGGGTCGTGTAAACAAAACACTTTTCATATAAAACTATGATAACACAATCCTCGAACCGTGTCAAGATCGATGAAAACAATCCTTGCCCCCACTGTGGCAAGCCCGATTGGTGCTATATGTACACAGCCGAAGATGGCAATCTACTCTCGGTCTGCAATCGAGATGCCGAACCCGCGCCAGGATGGGAAAAGTCGAGTAAAGTAGATAGTCAGGGTAAGCCGATCTACTATCTTAAAAAAGAAGTCAAGTTTTCTGCCTATAAAGAAGAAAAAACCCAATACTTCCTTTATCCCCTTCTTGCCAATGGGTTAAAAGTCCGTGTGTACCGGAAGGATTACCAAGAAGATGGTATCTGGAAAAAGGATATTAAGCAACAGCACTCTACAGATAATGGTAAAAACTGGAAGTGGGGCATAGGTGATATTGAGTACAAAAATATACCTCTTTACCGCCAAGATCGCCTAGAAAGGGCTATCAAGGAAGGAACTCCGATTTATATAGTCGAGGGTGAGACTAAGGTAGAAAAACTAGAATCTTTTGGATTAGTTGCCACTTGTAATATCGGTGGGTCAAAGAAATGGCAGATGCCCCACTCAGAAGCTTTAAAGGGGGCAAACCTGATTTTATGTCCAGACCGTGACAAGGGGGGAGTGGCTCACTGCCAGAAGATTTATCAAGACTTTCCTATCGCCCAATGGCTTTACGCTTACCCAGATTCTCCCTTATGGGATCACCTTCCAGAATCTCAAGGGGCAGATATTGTTAATTGGATCGAGGAAGAGAAAGTAACTCTTGAGGCATTACTATCTTCGATAGTTGATAAGCCAAAAGAAATAAAAGAGAAAAAAGGAAAGGAAGTCACAGTAACAGAAACTATGACCTTCCAAGACCTAATAACAGCTATTGACGGCTGTATTGGTCAAGACGAAATTACCCGAACTCAATGGCAAGAAAAAGTTGATTTATGGGCAAAAGCCACTGGTAAAACACCAACAGAAATACGCCATTTAATTGACATCCGCAAAAAAGAAATAGCGGAAGGGGACGCTATTAAAACAGGATTAGAAGGTTTCTTGAGGGGTAAGCATTATCAGAAAAAAGAGATTGATCTCTTTGAGGTACTTCCTCAACCTTTAGCTGAGTCAATTATATCCCGTGCCAAAACACTTAATCAACCTCCAATCAGATTACTGCATTCTTTATGGCCAATATTAGGGGCTGTCTTAGGTAGCCGGTTTGCAATTAATCTCCGAACTACCGTAAGAGATAGGGAATGTTGGAGAGAATTCCCGATCTTCTATTGTGCAGATGCTGGTGGGGTGAGTAGTGGAAAAACTACTACTCAAAAAGAAATTTACAAGGTATTAAAAAGAAAGGACTTAGATGAGTTAGAAAGGCTCTCTAAAAAGCAAGCTAGGCTAAAAGAATTAAAAGCAGAATGGGCAGAAATGACCCGCGAAGAACGCAGCATAAACAAAGAAAACAGCGAGGTAAATCCCAGCCTTTACGAGAAAGAAAACTGTCAATCTCGTCGCTGGTTTTACGATGAAGGAACTTTCGATGGTGTCTTGAAAACCATGTCCACTCAACCTCGTTGGCAAGGTGGGGTGTGGGTAGCGGATGAGTTAACGGGACTATTTGAAGGGTTAAATCAATACCGATCAGGTGGCAAAGGTAACGACCGACAACGGTTATTATCATCTTGGAATGATCCAGTACAAAATACTTTTGATAGGGTAAAAGAGGAGAACCGTTACTTTTTGAATGGGCAAACCATCAATATATTAGGTGGGATACAAATACAGAAAGTACAAAAATACTTAGACCTATCTAACGACGTAGATGGATTAGTTTCTCGATTTCTTTTTCTATTACATGAACCTCTTGATCCTCAACGCGGGCGACCACCAGAAGACCCTAACTCGATTCAAGAGTGTATTTCTAGTATTATCAATCAAATCAGTGGGATTAGCCTAGAAGCTGATGACGATGGAATTGTTGATCCTTATAATTGTTGGTTCACGAAAACTGGTGAGGATTACGCATTTGGAATCAAGTATCATTACGAGATGCTTATCAAGAAATATCGAGTAACTAACCCTTCATTCGCTTCTTATATAGGTAAGCAAATGAAGACTTTTTTGAGGCTTACTCTGGCAATCCATCTATTGAACTGGATATTTGATCCAGACAGCACAAATCTTTACAGTATCCCTGTACAAACAGCCGTTAAAGCGGCTAAGATGACTGATTTTTATATTAGCCAATTCTTAACTATTCAGGGTGCTACTGCGGGGGATCAAGATAATCCAGTACAGGGAATTTTATCCGAGATATGGGAGATTGTCAAAACCACAGGACAGATTAAACCCCGGGAAGTTGCCCTAAAATTCGGTGGGCGTAAAATTAATGGGGAAAAAGTAAATACCTCTATCGCACGCACCCTGCTCACCCAGTTAGAACAAGCTGGCTACGGGCGATTAGAGATCAAATCAAGGGGTATGGTATTACACCATCAAGAGCCAAAAGAATTAGAAACTTTTGAGATAGAAGAACCTGAATCCCTGGAATACCAATCAGAGATAAAAGAGGAAATTGTCCAGGTTCCCACTCCTACACCAAAACCCGAACCAGTTTCTGACCCTGAGATAGTAGAAATTGAATCGGAGCCAGTCGATGAGTTATCGGCTGATGGTGTACACATTGATAGCCTTCCTGATCTTGAAAAAGAAACCGTATTAATACGAACGGCTGCATCTGTAGAGATAGGAGAGCGAACTATCCCACCAAGAGCGGTCGGAAAAGTTATAGAAGCAACTTTTGACACTTTTGACAATCAATGGCTTTTGAGGGTAGAAACTATCTTAAATGGGTCTGCGATCACTTTTATAATTCCATTCTCTAACTGTTATCTACAGGGTATAAATACCTAATGATTGGACAATACACTCCCTCACGATACCCTGAAAAGGTTTATCGTGTCAACTCCTATGGACATATTTTTCCCCGGTGTAAACCATTGGGGATTATCAAAACTGCCATAGGAACCTACTACCATTTCGAGTCGATTCATCGCCTAACGAAAGGAGAGCAATTTTACTGTTTTAGGAAAGAAGATTTTCAAGAAATTTCTTGACAATTCTAGTAAAATAATGTAAGATTTAAGTAATGAATCAAGGAGGAAATTATGAGTAAATTGCAAGATAGTGTTAATGAATTAGTTAAGTACATTCTTGAGTATAAAACTGATTATTGGAGTGAGCTAGACGTTCAATTAACTAAAGAGGAAGCTGAAAACATGGCTGCCATTTTGATTGACAGTTTAATTGATGCTGACAGTTTAATTGATGCTGACATTGAGGATACTGACACTGAGGATGCTTATAGTAGTATGAACCACTAGATAATCCTGACCCACTTTATATATATGATGTTCAGGCAAGGTAGGCAATTTATTGAATTTAGTTATCAGTTATCAGTTCAAAAACAACAATAAATCAAGGAGGAATTATGAAGCTTGTTGCGGCAAATATGGACACTGCTAAAATTAGTTATTATGCTAATTTTTACGCAGGACAATACCAAGCTTCTAAACAAGAAGCTGGGGAAAATGTACAGAAAAAACGTAACGCTTTATACTCGAAAATCAAAGAGTACAATAAATCTTAGAACAGCGTGGATTTGAAAAAGTAAAGGTGTAATTATGACAGAAGAAAAAAATAAAGCATGGGCGAAATTATCAAGTCAGGATGAGATTGATAAGAATAAAGGACTTGTCAGAGGAACAGAAGAACAAGAGTCTGCCAATAGACTCAAAGCGCATTTAGATTATTGTAGAAAACACTTAAAGGATTGGAGACAGTGAGATACACAATCAGGACAATAGATAAAAGAAACAAATTTTGCAGAATTAGAACATCTATGCACGAAAGCCGATTAATGGCTTATCTAGACGCTTTAAGCCGCAATGGGCATCACGGTATCGTAGTAGAAGAAACAGTAGGTATTTCTTAAAATTTCACACAACAGGAGTAACACCGATGGACACGCAGTTAGTAACAGAAAAAATATTAACTTTTTGCAAGGCAAAATACCCAGATTTAGACTGGATATTCCACGGATTTAATTACGATCAATACCATCAAACTATTCAGGGGGTAACTGATTTAACCGATTCACCTGAAATGGAAATACTGTTAAAAGTTGGTGACAGTGGTTCAGTCGATGAATACAGCGAAGGATGGGAAGGAATAAAAGGATGGTGTACTTTAAATTCGTTAGATTGGGTTGGTGAGTTTATAGTCTTACTAAATTCAAATAAAAAAAGTGAGTTCGTGTTTTACACGGAAACTGTTGATAAGTGGAGTGAAAAAGATTGGATATTGTGCAAACAAATCCAAAAAGTAATGTTAGACATTTTCAACTTCATCCTTGATGAGATTCAAGAGTAAAAACATTACTAGACAGATATTCTGTCTAGTAAATTTACCCAATAGGAGTAACAAATGGACACATGGCAAATAGCTTATAAAATATTAGAATTTTGCAAGGCAAAATACTCAGATATAGAGTGGAGCTATAACTATTTTGACAGCCATAAAAATAATTATAACGTTGTCGCAATTATTCTTGGCTCTTGCTCTTTGTTTAAATTAGAGCTAGAAATTTGCTCAGATGAAAAAGATGAGTTTTACGAAAAAGAAGCTACTTACGATTATATACTGGGGTTGCTTTTAATATTTCAATCAGAAGAAAAATCTTTACTTCCCTGGTCAGGTAGTTTTAAAGTTAACTTAAACCATAACAAAGACAGCGAGTTAGAGTTTATGATTGCCACTCATGACGAGTGGAATGATGATAACTGGCTTTTAGTAAAAAAAGCCAGAAAAATGGTGAGAGAAATCTTTAATTTTATTGAAGATGAAATTCTGGAATAGATAGGAGTAACAAATGGACACACAACAAATAGCCCACAAAATATCAGGTTATTGCCTAAATCAATACCCAGATTTAGACTGGAATGTAAGTAGATTAAATAGTGATATATAATCGGACACTTTGACCTAGTTAATGTAGGTTGGTTGGGGATGTTTGGTATTCATCTAAATTGTGACAAAAAAATAGATTTTCGTAGTCTCCCAATAACAAAAGAGTGGAATAAAAAAGACTGGGACTTGTACAAAAAATATCGAGAAGTGATGCTAGGTATTTTTAACTTTATTGTCAATCAAATTCAAGAGTAAATAGGAGCAACAGATGGACACATGGGAAATAGATGCTTACAAAATGATAGAAGTATTAAAACAAATCGGAGTTTTTTGTGATAATACCTATAAAACAGCTGATTACTCAAAATGGACTCTTAAGCTAAGGCAAATAGATGTTTTTACCGATTTGGTATTAGAAGGCTCTATCAATATTCTCTATCCAAAAATAAAAGGAAAATACAATGTTTGGCTTGAGTATCGTTCTAAATCGTCTAGAACTTTAGTAGTTAGGGTAAAGGGGACAGCCACCAGACATGATTGGGTTGAGATAGATTCGATTAAAAAAGAACCAAAAAGTGAAGGAGACAACGAAACCTTAAATATTTTGATTCCAGAAGCAACAAAGATAATGGAAACTATTTTAGGTTTTATTAAAACAATTGAGGTTAAAAGTTAAAATCATGATAGAAGTATTAAAAGAAAGACTGTTAAAAGAAATCTCTGATTTCTGTAATCGCAATACCTCGGAATGGGAAGTATCAATAACAGAACAAGACCCGTATCGTAGTGCAATATACTCTAGCTTATGTCCAAGTACAGATTGGACTCTATCAATCTCTCACAAAAATCCGCAAAATCAAAGAAATAATAGAATGTACGATATTTCTATTCTATATGCAGAATTATTTATAACAACATCTTTTGGTTTAATGTTCTGCAAAATACAAGGTCGTTTAGGTGTAGCTTCACTCAAAATGGATTCCGACCTAAATGGTCTTGATTGGGAGTTTTTAGACTATGATTGCGCTAATTTTTTGATGCCAGAAATTAGTAAAATAATGGCAATTATTTTAAACTTTTTTGAACCAGAGAAAAAGTCAGAAATTGCAATTAACGAGTTAGTTTCGGAAGCCATGAATTGGAGGCAAGTCATCTAATGAACAAACAAGAAACAGCCCAAAAAATATTAGAGTTTTGTAAAGACCGTTACCCAAAAATAGATTGGAAACAGACAAATCATATAAAGTCAACCATTTGTATTTGGGGTAAAACAATTGGAATTGGTATAAGCATAGAAATTATCGGGACGCGATTAGAAAGCCACGTTGTATTAGGAGATGTAAGTGTATTTATTTCCGAGTCCCGGTGGTCTGGTTCTTTTAAAATCTGGCTAGACAGAAAAGAATCTCAATTCTCTTTTAAATCAAAAAGAGAATTTGATGCACCAACAGATTTATTTATAAAAGCCAAAGATATACTGTCAAGTATTTTTGACTTTATCGAAACTGAAATACAAACCGAGGTGATACTATGAACATAGCAGAAGTAACCACGAAAATACTATATTTTTGTCAAGAAAATTATCCCGAATTAAGATGGGATGATGATAGATGGACTGGACAAAATGGGGAACCGTGTATTTATGGATGTAAAGCTTTTTTTACTGGACTAAGAATATCTACTATAGAAATATACATAGACATTATTAGTCACGATCCGAGTAATTTGCAAGTTGACTTAATAAAAGGTTATTGCGCTATAGATCATTTAGCATGGGAAGGAGTTTTTACGGTATGGGTAAACCAAGAAAAAAATAATAAAATTTTGTTCAAAGGAGATGGAATATGTCAATGTAAAGAACTAAACTTATGGCGTGAAAAAGGAACACGAATCATGATTAATATCCTTTCATTTATTGAACATGAAATACAAACCGAGGTGATACTATGACAACAGCAGAAGAGTTTTTTAAAAAGTTAGAAGCTATAGAACGCTCAAAAAAAATAGATATACTTAAAAAAATTGCGGCTTTTTGTCACAAGGAATATAACGACAATTCTGATTGGAACAGTTGGTGGTTTAAAAACTTTCTTTGGTCAGAATGGGAACTAAAGTTTGAACAACAAATTTACCTAACAGGTAATGCTAAGGTTCTTTTAGATAGTCAGACAATAGCCCATGTCAAGGTTTTTTGTGGTTTTATACCAAGCTTTGGCTTAATACCAGAAATCAGAGTAACTGGTACAATGTTTGATTTAAGAGCAGGAAAAATAAAAGAAATGGCTATGTGTAAAGAGTATGGTGATCCAGATAATGGGTATTACTCAGGATTTGGAATCTCTGACAAACAGGAGGAGATTACCTTTATTCGTGACAAGACAAGCGAAATAGCAGAAGCTATATCAAATTTTATCAAGACAATCACCTGTTAAAACAATGAACAAAACAGAAGCATTAAAGCAAATTGAGGTTTTCTGTAAAGAAACTTTTAGTCAGTCTAATTACTCGGACTGGCAAATAAAAACAGAAGACGGATTTTCCTATCTACAAGGAACACTGCGTATGTCTTGTCAATGCCTAGTCCAATATGAATGCAAGGTGTGGATTGAGTTTCAAAATAAATATTCTAAAAAATTAATAGTCACAGTAGAATGTTTCGCTTTGGAACGTAATTGGATTCCTTGTCTTAGTTGGGTTGAGATAAAATCAAGCAATAAAAAAATACAAGGAGATGGTAAAAATCTAGATACTCTACTCACAGAAGCAAAAAAAATAATGAAACCTATCTCAGATTTTGTTGAAAATGAGATACAGCCCAAAATAGACTTATCTAGGAAAGCTGAAAAAGATAGTCACTCACAATTGAATATAGATTTCATTGAAGCCAAAATATAATCTGAAATAAAAACATGACACTAACACTACAAGCACAAACATTTTTTGTATCATCTAAACAAATTCAATTAAGAGACGACCAAAAAGCTCTTAAAAGAGAACTGTATGACGCTCTAAATCCAAAAATCCATAAAAGAGCCTTAGTGGTTGCTCCTTGCGGGTGGGGGAAAACAGTGTTTTTCTGTCAGATAATTTATGACGCTGCTGTAAAAAGACAGCGACGGACTTTGATTGTAGTACCCTTTACCGTACTTATTGAGCAAACCCTAGAAACTTTAGGGAAATTTGGATTAACCGCTGGGGTAATCGCCGGTGGCTACAAAGAAAATAGAAGTCAATTAGTTCAAATTGCAACAACTCAAACCTTATCTAGAGGACGCGATATTACTTGGTTCAATCCCGAAGTAATACTAGCTGATGAAGTGCATTTATCAGCTTACTGCCAATGGTTTAAAGATAACTTTCCAAACCTTAAAGACGGCAATCAAACAACCTCAATTAAAGATATTCGTGATGAATTGGCAGTATTAGGGATTGCCGTAGAAAGAGAAGATATAGAGCCTTATAAAATAACTTTTGAGGAAGCTAAGGAAAAATACAAACATCTTAGCTTAATTCACGCTGAATCAAAGGAAACCTTGCAAGAGATAAACTTAGCATGGGAGGTAATTCGCAAGCAACAGCATCTTTTTTTAGGGAAACCCCTACCAGTAGATAATCGTCTTGTAATTGGTCTAACCGCAACCCCGTGGCGGTTATCCAAAAAAGAAGAGTTAGGAGATATTTTCGAGGTTCAAGTGACTGGTCCTACTCCAAAAGAAATGATTGAACGGGGTGCGCTTGTTGGTTGTGTTTATTTCGGAACTAAAAATAAAATCAATACTAAAGGGGTAAAAATCAATGGCGGTGACTTTGATGCTAGTCAGTTAGAAATTCGTTGTCTAGAAGCGGTAAAATCAACGGTTTCCGAGTATCGTAGGCTTGGTCAGGGGAGACAATTTGTTTGTTTTGCTGCGGGCGTAGAACACGCAAAAAGCCTTTGTACAGAATTTAACGAGAGAGGTATCCCTACGGCTGTGATAACAGCCGAAACACCAGAGCAAGAAAGAAGAGAAATATTCAAAAAAGTAGCTGAATTAAGACTGCGGGGAATTGTAAATATTAATACCTGTGGAATTGGATTTAACCTACCCGCAGTTTCTTGCATTATCCATGCTAGGCCAACAAAAAGCTTTTCTCTTTATATTCAGATGACTGGTCGCGGTCAACGGCTTTGTAGCTGGTTAGATAAAGTTGATTGTCTTGTTTTAGATCAGGCGGGAAATGTTGAAATCAATGCTGATAAAACTGGACACGGATTTATCGAAGATGTCGAGTACCCGCCGTGCCCTCATTGTGGCTACGAATTCCCGACAAAAGAAAAAAAACAAATAGCTAACGAAAAACTAGAAATCATAATTCACGATAGAGATAGAGAATTATACCTAGCCTATAAGTACGCTCTCAAAGAAGCTTACAAAAAAGGCGAACATATTGATAGTGTCCGGGGATGGCTGATCAAAACATTCAAAAATCCTAAATTAAGCAAGGACTGGATGCCTCCTAAATCTTGGAAATTACACGCAATCTTTAAAAAAGACTATAATAAAGAAGACTTAAATCGTTATGAAGCTTACTTGAAAAGTCTTTGTAAAATTGAAAATAATAACTGGGTAAAAGCCAAGATGATAGAGGAGTTTGGAGATGACTGGGAAAATATTCGGGCTTAACGGTACTATGCTTAACTCCTCTCAGGAGTACAAGGAACAGCTTGTAAACGAGCTAATTCGACTAACCTCGGTAGCTTCTGTACCAGTGATTAGTCGAATTGTGGCAACTCCCCCAACTTCTGGGCTAACACCAGATAGCTATTATATTGTTCCCACGGGAGCTACTGGGGCGTGGGAAGAAAAGACTAACCAAATAGCTTTTCCTTTAATTGGGCTAAATGGGCAACCTAATGGCGATTGGGGATTTTGGTTACCTTTTTTAGGGATAAAAGTCTCTCTTGTTTCTGGTGATAATTTATTCTTTAATGGTACAAACTGGCAGACAGTAATAGGCACAGGGGATATGCTTGTTGCTGAATACGGGGGAAGTGCTACGGGAATAGTAGCCAAAGCTGATGAAATTACAGGGAATCCTAGTAACGACACTTTCTATGGAAAAGAATCAGGAATTAAAGGGTTTTTTGAGTTCTTTCCAAAAGTTTTATCGACTCCATTGACAGCTTTAAGTACATCTACCGGAGGTGCGATAACTGCTACTGATACGCTGCTAATTTCGTTAGGTAAGATTCAAAATCAGATTAATAATATCAATCCGTCTGGAAGTGTTTTAACAACTGTATTAACTGGACTGTCAACAACTACTGGTGGCGCAATAACCGCTACTGACAACGTTTTACAGGGTTTTGGTAAACTTCAAAAACAGCTTAATGATCTTAATATTACTGGTGTTACTGATGGCGATAAAGGTGATGTAGTCGTTAGTAACTCTTGTACAACTTGGACAGTAGAAACTGGTACAACTGCCAACAGTATCGTCAGGTTAGATGGTGCCGCTAAATTACCCGCAATAGACGGAAGTCAGCTAACTAATCTACCTACTGGGGGTGGAGGAACAGGAGTTACAGATGGTGATAAGGGTGATATTACTGTTTCTAATTCTGGTGCGACTTGGACTATCGACAATCAATCTGTCACTTATTCCAAACTACAACAGACAAATAGCGGGAATATTGCCTTAGGTAAACCCACCAGTGGCAGTGGAACTATCACTGAAATACCTATTGGAGTCGGGGCTAACAATCTAATTCAATTAGACAATACCGCTAAATTGCCCGCAGTAGATGGAAGTCAGCTAACTAATTTACCTGTTTTGTCAGCTACTCAAATCAGGGATTCTCTTGCTACCTTGACTGGTAGTGATCGATTAGATGCTTCTGCTATCAAGAATTTACCAACTGGGGGCGGGGGAAGTGTCGAAGATTCTTGGCCGATTGCTATCTTTGCACTTACTGCAAACGATCCGCGATTAGAGGGTACTAATTTTCCCAAAACACTAACTTTACCTCCTTTTCCCACAGGAGTAACAATTAATAAAATCTCTGGACTAATTAATTCTTTAAGTAGTGGGGGTGCAGTTCTTTCTATTCAAAATGGCACGAATACTATATCAGGACTTGATAGCTTGAATTGCACTACTACGGTATTAGCTGATCAAAACGCCACTGCTAATAATATTCTTAGCGCGGGCGGAAGATTAAGAATCAGTTTTACTTCGATTACAGGACTAATTAATATCAGTTTTCGGATAGATTACACGGAGAATCCTTAATGCTTCCACTGACCATTGATCCGATGCCAATCCCTAGTCAGGTAATAAATCTTGTTAGCAACCTACCTCCAACAACTACAAGCCTGCCTGGAGGAATCGCAGTAAAACTTAATCAATGGGTACGTTCAAGTTTTACAACTGACAGTAATTTTTTTATTTTTACCTCGGTCACTCTTCGGTTCGCACAAATCACTGCATCTAATCCACCTGACCAATTAATTGTCGAGATATATAAGGACAACGCCGGAGCACTCGGTGATCTGATAACCAGTTTTACTAACCCTGGTTCCATTAGCTTTATCAGCAATTACATCTTTACTCTTACTACTCCGCAAATATTAGCCGCTAATACTACCTACTGGCTAGTTGCCCGGGTTTCAATCGGCAGTGAAGAATATTCATGGCTTCGTACTGACTCTACTACCCAAACAGGGCTTACCGGCTGGTCAATTGGTGATACTTCTCTTTTTAGTG